GAGGCTAATTCTTTTTTTAACTCTGTTTCAAAAAGAATTTTTTCCTTTTCTTTTTTTAATCTTTCTAGTTCGTTTTTATGCCTAATTTCTTCTATTTTTATATTCTCTTCTTTTATTAAAGTATTAAGATATTTATTTAATTCTTTATTTTCTTTCTCTAGATTATCATATTTTGCTGATAAATTTCTGTACCATTCTGAATATTCTTCTGACTTTTTTATATTTTCTTTCTTTAAAATATATAAAATTATTATAATGCCAATTATAAATAATAGTTCCATTTCCCACCTCAAAATATTTTATTTTAATTATATCACTTTCAAAAAGTAGTTTCAAAAAATATTAACTTTTTTACAATTGAAATATAGAATTAAGGTATTAAAAGGTTAAAGATTGAACTAATGTATTGTCCTCTTTATCTGAGTTATCTAAGATTTCAGATATTTTAATATATTGACTTTTCTTAATTATACAGTATAATCATAGTGGAATTATTCTTAAAATTATTAGGAGATGATTTATGTTAGGATTTATTAAAAAAAATTGGAAAATTGTATTAATACTAGCATTATTTCCAATTATTTTTATTGGTATTTTAAAACTTTGTATTAAATATTTACCTGGAGAAATGATTGGATCTATAGATGGTTGGCTTGGATTTCTTGGAGGGTATTTTGGAGTTTTAGGAGCCGTTGGTGCAATTTGGTATCAAAAAAACTTAGATTTAAAAAATGATATAGAGAAGATTGAGTTATATAGCAGTTATATAACTCAAGAATTATTTAAAATATTAGAAAAAAATTCTATTTCACTTATAGATAATTTCCTTAATAAATTTGGATCAGAAGACAATACAAATAAAAAAAATAATCATCTAAAAAATAAAGAAATTTATAAAATAAAAAAAGATTTTGAAATAATAAATAAAGATATTGTTAATTCGAATTTATCTATAATACTATCTAATAAAAAATTTATTTTTCTTTTAATACTAATTAATAAATTAGATGACCTTCAATACTATATAACATTACTAGAAGAAAATAAAAGTATGAATAATATACATAAACAATTAATAGATATTATTGATACAAAGTTATATGAAAACAAAGAAAAATATACTTTATATATTAAATTAAAAGAAGAATTGTGGTTTATAGAAAGACTTTTATTCAAGTTAGAGATAAATATTTTTAAAAAACCATTAAATCTAAAAAATAAAGATATTTTACCTAAATATAAATTTTTAGTTAATGACATAATAAGAACATTCAATAAGAAGAATATAACAAATTTTGATATATTAAAATGTTATAGAGGGTGTTTATATGAGTTAAATAATATTATTTTCAATATGTTGGATAATAATTTTATACAAACAGATAATTGTTGGTATTATTATCAAAAAGTTTTAAATTTAATTAATAGTATATTAGATATCTATTTAATTATAGAAAAATTAAAATCCACAAAACAATAATTTAATTTGTGGATTTTTAATTATCTATTTTTTATTTTTATTTTCTTTATATTGTTCAAGCATGTTCTTTAATTTTTCTGGAATAGGAACTCCACATATAGAAGCATTTTCTAATATACTTAATCCCTCATTACTTAGTAAAATTCCTATTGTTAAACTTTTAATAGCAAACTTTCCATCAAATAGTAAATCTATTTGATGAGCTAAGACAACTACTCCTATCATAACCATTTTTTTTAGTAATCCTTTAAATCCAGCTTTACTATTTACTTTTTCTATTATAATAGCTTTTGCCACTCCAGTAAGATAATCAATAGTCATTAGTATTATAAGACAATTCATCATCTTATCTTCTCCACCAGTTATAAGAAAAATTAAAGAAATAATAGAGCCTATAAACCATACTATTTTATTAATAAAGATATCTCCTACATCAACTATAAGCTGTAATACTTCTGTAAAAGTCATTATGTAATCCTCCTTTATTTAGTTTGTAAATAGATAATTTATAAATCTCTCAAAGACATCAAACCAGTAAGGAGTTATCTCAAGACTTGGAACTAGAGAAGATAATACACACATTAAGAATACTCCTACAAGAATAAATGCTAATGCTTTTGAAAATACATCTATTTTTTTTATTTCTATATCTTGTTGTTTTTCTCCATTTTTTGCTTTTTTAGAGAATAGATCAATAATCTTATTACCTAAACTTCCTATAAGAGTTAATATTTTAGTCATAATTCTCTCCCTTCATTTAGTTATTTACCCAGTTCATACCTCTTTCTTGAGCTTTATCTAGCTTAAATCCGAAGTGGACAAAGTTTTGTCTTGGATAATAGATCAATTGATCAAATTGAATTTTACCTTCTTGCTTTAGTTGAAATGCTTTCTCATAAATTTCTTTTGAACTCATCATATTGCTATGTACATCTACTGCTAATCCAAATCTATGAGCTGAAGTTTTAGATCCATCAACAGCTTTGTTTAACTCTTCACATCTAAACCAACTAGTTACAATTAAAGGAACTCCTAAAAGCTCTCTAATGTAATCCATTCTAGTAGCTGTATATTGGATGTAGTTTTTTTCTTGCTCATTAGGTGTATTTTTAATTCCTAAGAATTTTCCTGTTGCTGATATAGTTGTTTCTTTTTCTGTAAAGTATTTGCTATTTAACATTTTAATCAACTCCTTTTTTATCAAATATAGTTGATAGTATTAGAAAATCGACCTCATAAAATCCTTTTTAAAGCCCTTCAAAAAACTTAGATGATATAAACTATAGCTGGATATTTCCATTTGAAACTTTTATTTCATCTTGTTTTTCTAAACTTCCAATTTTTTGTAAAATCTCTTCTATTTTTTTATCTTTTTCTTCTAAGGATTTTTTTAATGTTTCCATTTCTTTATTTTGATTTTCTAAATCAACTATACGAACATCTCTTTTTTCAATCTCTACTTTTTGAACTTCGATAGTATTTTCTAATGATTTAACTTTATTCATATAGTCAGAGTGTTTTTTAGCTTTCTCCATTATATATGTTGAATAAATAGTGTCAAACTTCTCTTTGAACTCTTCTAGTGTTAATTTAATATTTGGAGTCTCTGCTTTTAATTGTCTTTCTACCTCGAATAAGGCATCTGTATATATAACTCCAGCATCTTGTAGTGAATGAGCCTCTTCCAATGTTAGTGGATATTCATCTTCATCACTAAATTGCCATAGCATAATATCTTCAGGATGTCTTTCTAAATAGGAAATTGTAGTTTCAAGAAGTCCGACATCTTTATCTGGTCTTGAGTGTTGGTAATGAACTTCTCCTAGTTTATCAGTCCATTTATAAGGACCAGGAAAAACAGTAGCTTTATATAAATTTATCAATCTAAAATATTCAGTTTTTAATTCATCTTCTGTTGCTCCCTCATACCATACATGAGTTTCCTTATTCCAAGCTTTTTTTAGATATCCTAACTTCTCATCATATTCAACTATAATAAGTTTTCCATCTTCAATATATTCTCCATCTATAAGAGGTTCAACTTCTAATAATTTAGTTTCTTCATATGTCATCTCTCTTATAGCTTGAAGCTCTTCATCATATGTAGGATGAGTAAAATCATTATTTTCATCTAATACAATATAGTCTTGAGGATTAAGTTCTGGATGGTCTATAAAAACATTTCCATCAAAATACTGATTAATCTCTTCTCTAGTAAATAAGTGTGTTATAATTACTTCTGACATTTTTTCTTTTGTAAATACTTTAATCATTTTATTCCTCCTTGAAATTTTTAATATATGATTAATCATTTGATTAATTTTTGATATTTTATACTCCTAAAAATCTAAATAAATTTTATAATTTATGTAGTTTTTGATAATTTCAAAAGTTCCGAAAAGTCAATAAAATTAAGACTTTTATACCTAAGGATTTTAAAAGTGTTTTATAAAAAACTCCTAAAGACAGACTTTAAGAAAAATTATAAAAGCTAGTAAAATCAATACTTTTTCAAAAATCATAAAACTAAATTTTTTAAATAAATTATAAAATTTGTGTAATGTTACATATGTTTTTTACATTGGAATCACTCCTCAAAATTTGACTTTTTGCTATTATTTTGTTATAATTAAAGTGTTCAAACCCCCGCAGGGGTTGTAGTGTGATTAATTAAGCTTAGAATATTAGCCCTAATAATTTTATTGGGGCTTTTATTCTGCCCTTAAGCAAGGTAGAAATCACACTACATGAGGAGGAATGCTCGATGAATATTTTTATTCAAAACATCCACTTTGATGGAGGACTACTTCTTTTGCTAGTAGTTATCATCATTGTAATGTTGTACAGAAAGTAGCATTACCTCCAACCCTGCGGGGTACTTTTTTTATTTAAAGTCCTGCTCTTCTTCTTAATTCTAATAATCTTAATTTTATTTCTTCCTCTTCTTTAGCTTTCACATAGTGTTCTGATGTAACTTTTGAGTCTTTATGATATCCAAGCATAGCTCCATCATTAACTGTTCCAGCTCCTGAAATTATATTAATAATAGTTTTCCTAATACTATGAGGATAGTAGTTCTCTATTCCTACTATTTTCCCCATCTCTCTTACTCTTGCCCTTATAGTTTCCTTACTCATTTGCTTATATGTTCTGTTGTACTTAGTAACAAATAACCAATCTAAATCTATACCTAACTTCTCTCTTTCTTTTATCCATTCTACTAATATAGCTCTTGTTTCTTCAAAGAATAAGACTGGTTTAACATATCCTTCTTTATGCCTTACCCCTATAAAATAGTTATTATTTAAATCTAATTGAGATAACTTCAAGCTATGTCCAGCACTTATTCTTACTGCACTATCAAGGAATAAATTAAATATTAATCTATCCTGGATATCAAATTTCTTTTTATCTAACTTCATCATAAAGTTTATTTCCCATATCTGTTTTTGAGATAAAAAATATGATGTCCTTCTTTTATCACTTTCAGTAATTTTTATTTGCTCTATCTTTCTAAAAGGATTTATTTTAATAAAATCTCTCTTTTCACACCAGTCTAGGAATGTTGATACTGCTGTTCTCTTGTTTCTAATAGTTTGATTATTATTTCCTTGCTGGATACATAACAATACATATCTCTCCCAAATTCCAGTAAAATTTTTAATAGTATCTTCTGAAAGAATATATCTATTATTCTCATAAGTCTTTAGATACTGAAAGAATAGCTTTACATTATTAAAATAAGTCTTATAGGTTGTCTGTACTGTTTCTTTTGATTGTATAGCTTTACTTGTCAAATAAGCATTATAAACCTCCCAGTTCTTTCTGTTTACTCCAAGTTCCTGTGCTTCCATAATTATTAGTTCTTTTTCCATCTTAATATCTCCTTATATTTAGTATAAAGAGATATTTTACCATATTTTAAAAACTGGATAATCTAGTAACAATAAGAGATGTTTCACCTAGTGCATTCAGTGGTAATAGTTATGAATTTTCATTTGTAAAGGAATTCAAATATAATAATGGTGTTTTAGAATATATTTTTAGTGGATCTGCCAAAGTGGGAGACATTATTCGATTTCAATTTCCAACACATTTTACAACAACAATTACGGCAAGTTTTCAAGCTGGTCATACCTCTTACTATGAAAGTAGTATTTCGTTAGGAAAACATAGTAAAAGTGAAGTATCATTCAAGTGCTTCGGAATAACAGATACATTCATTCATGGTAGAATAATAGGATTTTGGAAATGATCACTCTATATTAACTGGATAATTTATGGAAAAATATGTTTGTTTATTCTGGACCAGTAGATTTTAATGAGCTAAGAGAGAATAAATATATTTATATACCAAATTCAGGTGATGTATTGGCTTCTGAAAATCGTCCTTCTAATATAGGTACAGGAGGTATTTTTATAGAAGTATTTGCATCATTAAATAAAGAACATGTTTTTCAGATGATACGTTCTCGTGTAAATAGTGATATATTTGTAAGAGCTTTTTATATAAATTGGACACCATGGAGAAAAATATAAAAACTTAGATCTATTTTTTTAATATGCCAGCAATTATATTTAATTTCTTATATCCATCTTTTGGTATATCAACAATTGATAAAGTAGTTCCATCTTTTGAAGGTTTTAAAATAAAACCATTAATATTATACTTATAATCAAGGTTTTCAGTTTGTGTTAGTTCTTGTGTTGGTATTAAATATTCTCTAAAAATACCTGAATTCACTACTTCTATATTTATAAAATGATATTTGGAATATGATTCAGATAATATAATAGTATCTCCAATATTTTGAGGATAATTATTTGTCCTATTCACATATCCAGAATAAACAAACATATTTTTCCATAAATTATCCAATCTATCAGCATGATTATTCAATGACATTTCTATGAAATTGGCATTAGGTGTGCTCAATGATGAACCACTATAAGCTGTTATACATTTATACTTCTTACCATTTACAGCCTCATATACTCTTCCAACCTCTGCACTTGTTAATGGAAATTTTCCATCTTCAACTTTTCCTACAACATTATCTATAAGTGTTTCTATTCCAGCTCTACTTAATCCTCCAACAGCAGCTGCATTCCCACCTTCAGGATTATTTCCTAAAATTGATTCAACTTGTTTTACTACTTCATTTCCAGTAGCTCTTACTCTTTCAATTTGCTTATCTCCTTCTCCAGTTAAAACTTTAGAAAGATTAACAGTTAGCTGATTGATTTCATTTAAAAAGCTATCTCCTATTTCTAAATCTATACCTTCTCCTGCAAGAGTTTTAATTACAGTAACTCTAATAAGTTTGTTTACAGTTAAGATGCTATCTCCTTTAATTAAGATTATTTCAATTCCTAGTTCTCCAAATTTAGCTAAAGCATTAGTAGGAATTTGTACTTTATTAGATGAAGTAACACTAGCCTTTGATGTAGTAACTGCTACTCCATCACTCCTAATAAAGTTCACTTTCATTGATACTCCTGAAAAGTTAAGGGAAGTATCACTAAAATCTATTTGTAAGTAATGTGATTGACTATCTGCTTGAGTAAATTTTGTTTCTAAATCATAAGTTGCTCCTTTTAGTAAGTCAATTACAATTTTTAAAATTCTCTCCATTTTTCCTCCTTATAATAATACTCTTGTTTTGACCCAGTTAATGTTTAAATCTTTAGGTTCAGCATCAAAATGTGGACTATGTTTTCCAGTATATTCTTCTACTTTCATTTCACTATAATGACTAACTAATCCTTCTCCAGCCCATGAACTTAACCAAAAATCAAACTTACCATCATCTTTTTCAGAACCTAAAGCTAATCTTCTAATATTGAAATAGACATATCCTTTATAAATGACTTGAGGGTTACTGCTTGTAGAATAGTAAGCATAGTAAGTCACACGTTTATGCTCTCCTAATTTCATATTTTCAAACCCTGATACTCTTATAGTTCTAGCTTTACCTCCTCCTTCAGTAGTAGTAACTAATCCAGCTGCATCTGTTAATTTCCATTCTTCAATATCAAAATTAAAATATACAGTTCCATAAACTTTTTTTATACAGCTAAAGTAAAGTTTATCTTTACTCCACTCTTTCAAAATATTTTGTAAATAGATAATATATTGAGTAGTATAATAGCTAGTAAACTCATATAATTCTTTTTCAGCACTTACTACTTCTGATAATAAGTAATAATCAGCAAGAGTTTCTCCAGGAACATATTTACTTGTATAATCTACAACAGAAGTAAAAATATAATTCATCAAATTAGCATTTATATTTTTATTAGTATTTTTATCTGTTACCCATTTATTTATCTCATCTTGCCATTTTAATACTTTATCTTTTAATGCTATTTGCTTAGTATTAAGAGTCTGTAATAATTCTTTAGATAAGATATCTCCAGCTTTAGCTGTAGTGAAGTTTGCTCCCTCTTTACTTCCTATTTTTCTTGTAAGCTGGTTGAAGGTAGTATCTAAAAATTTAAAAGAACAAGTACCATTTTTAAAATCAGGAGATTTATCTATTATTTCCATTAGTTTACTCAAACTATCCCCTCCTTTTTTAACCAAGCTTCTATTCTTGTATGATTTTTAACACAACTTTCAAAGTTTTCATCTTGAGAATTAAATATTTTATGTGAAATTTCTCTTTGAGTAGTAGTAATTACCCAAGTTCCATCTATTGCCTTTCCTAAAGTATTTTCTCCTAAGAAAGCTCCCCATTCATGCCCAACATCAAAATATGTTAATCCATCATATGGGTCTACTATCTCCCCTGTTTCTTCTTTTATTCCTGGTAATCCTTGTGTATCTCCTTCCCAAGCTATTAAAGTTTTATGCTCAATAAAGAGATAATCTCCTACTTTATAATCAACGGCTACTTCTAAAGGAACAGTAAGCTCTAACTCTACTCCAGGATATCCATATCTACTGAATATACTATCTGATAAAGTAGCAGCAAATGTAGCTTTATCTGTAGCAGATAACTTATTAACTCCAGCTATTATATATTCATCTGGACTACTTGGAATAAGCATTCTAAATTTATTAAAAGAACTTATTGAAGTAAAATACCTTTTAATCCTTTCTTTATCTTCCTTGAAGTCTTTTTCATACTTAACTATCATATTATTTACTATGTTCTCATCAGTTATATTTTTACTATCTATTGAAATAATATTACTTTCATCAAGAGTAATTCCTTCTGTTCCAATGGTTGGTTGTCTATGTAGTTTTATTCCAAGCTTTCCATCTAAACTTAGATATGGAAATATAGCACAAGGTTTATATACATTATCTATCAACCACTCATAAGGATCATCTATAGGTTCTCTTATTTCTAAGTAGTAGTTTGAATAATATGGTCTATTTAAAACCTCTCTAATTTCATTTAGTGATACTAAATCTACAAAGTTTTCATATTGATTAGTCAAATATGGCACTTGAACTTCTAGTTGAGGTGTTGAGAATACAGCTTGAAATATTAGCTCAATACAAGTAACTGGATGTCCTTCAAATACTATAACTCTAGTTAAAATTGAATTACCATTATCATCAGTTTCTCCCTCATCAATTTCTTTAATACTAAATCCTTGCTTTATTCCATTTATAGTTTTAGTAGGCATTCTATATTTATTAATATCATCAATAGTTTCTCCATTGTATTTTGATAACTCTCTATCAAATATAGAAGCTTTTAATCTTTCTTGGAAATCGGCTATTTCAAAAGTATACTTACTTTCAAATACATCATTATCAATACTTCTTATAAGTCCTCTATATATTAATTTTAAAGTTTTATCTCCACACATAGCATAAATATCAACCATTTCTCCATATGTCATAGAGTTCCCACTATTCAACCTTTCATAAAGCCATTGGGATATAGTGTAATCAACATTTACTATATCAAATTTAATTGATGATACAGAGCATTGAGAATCTTTAGGAGTAATTGAACTTCCACCACCATTTGGAATACTCATATATGGTAAACACTCTATATCTTCAAATATTACTCCTCTTTTAGTTGCTAAGTATAAAGGTTTTCCCTCTTCTCCACTCCTTAAACTATCATATATTTTTGCTATATAGTGATAATATTGTTTTTCTATATTCATAGCATATCAACCCTTTCATTTAACTTGATAGTTAGGTCATAATAAGGTTTACCTGTACTTTGCTTAGGAGAAATATCCTTTATTTCATAGGAGAATAAAGGGTCATCAGGTAAATTTTTAAAATCTATATAGCCCTTTTTTAAAAGAATTTCTCTAGGAATATTAAGTAATTTTCTTTCTTTTTTTATCTCTATAAGTTCTCTTATTATATTTTCACATTCTTGGAAAGAAAGATATTGTAAAGATAGAGTATATTTATATTTAAACCATCTGATTATATTAAATTCTTTCCCAGACTCTGCTGTTTGATAAATAGCTCCTTCTTTATCATCAACTCCATCATATTTAATACCTTTTATTTGATAATCTTTTAGAGTAGAAATATAGACAGAAATTTTATTTTCCATTTATACACCTCCTTTTTTATTTTATTATTAAATTGCCAATGTTCTTATTTTTACTTTATTTTTTCTTTCCAATGAGTGTTACATTATATCCATCATTTAATTCTTTTTCTATTTCTTTAATAAATAATTTAGTCAAGGTAGAGTTACTTCCATCTATATAGACTATACCTTCATTTTTTTCTTGAGAGCTTTCTACTCTATCATTAATTCCTTCATCATATTGAGTAGAAGAAGAGTTATTATCTTCATTATCTGTATCTTCTTCAGAGTCAACACTATTGTTGATAGTTGCTGCAGCTACTCCAAAAGAAGCGGCAACAGCAGCATTTTGTGCAGCAGATACAAAAGCGTTTTTAGCTCCACTATAATTATTAGCAGCAATATATGATAATCCTAATGCTGTATCTGAAACAGCTCTAGCAGCATGTTCTTGCCCTTTTGCCATTAATAACTCAGCTAATTGCAACATAGCAAACTTTTTAAAATCTTCCAATGATTTAATTTGTCCTTGTGCTAAAGCTGTGTAGGTATCCATAATAGCTCCTGCTGACCTCTCATATATATCAACTTCATAATTAGATGCCCATTTCTCCCAGTTAAATTTTTTATTTTTATTAGCTTGTTCAAGTTTAAAAGCATTTTCTTCCTGTTTAATCTTATTTTTATTAATATCTATAATAGTGTCAGCTAGTTCTTGCTCAAATCCTGCATTGGACTCATAGAAAGCTTTTCTTTGCTCTAATTGTAGTGTCTCTTGTTCTAACCTTTGTTGTTCCAACTCTAGTAATCTAATATTTTTATTTTTTTCTATATCTTCTACACTTAATTTCCCCTGGTTATATAACTCAACCTGTTCTTGTAGAAATAGCCATTCATTCTCCAATAGGCTAGCTTGTTGCTCTTTTCTAGCTTGTAATTGAGCATCTAACATAGAATCCTCTCCTACATCATTCCTTTCAGTAGAAAATCTTTGTTGAATATTTAATTCTACTTCAATTACTTTTTTCTTAAACTCATTAGCCTTTGTTAAATCAGCTATGCTTTTATAATAATCTTCCATTTGCTTTAAGCTTTCCAAATTAGCTTTTTGCTGCTCTAAATAAAGTTCATTTTCCTTATTTTTAATATTCCTGTTATATTCCTCTTGGTTGATTATTCCTAATGATAATAAATTTTGTTGGCCAGCTATATAATCTTTTTTATCTTGGAGATACTTAAGCTCATTAGATTTTAAAGTGTTATTATGTTCCTCTAATCTACTTTCTTCTTGAGCTCTTAAATCTTGTAGTTGAGTATTCTTTTTATTTTCACTATCTGCTACTTTCTGATTAGTTTCTTCAACTTTTTTAGCTGCCTCTTCCCTTGCTTTTACTTCTCCTTCAATTGTTTTGATTTTTTCCTCTATTATTCTCTTTTCTTCTTTTAGTTGATTTTCACTTTCTATTAGAGGAGCTATATTTTGCATATATCCCAGTGGGTCAGAGTTTTTAGCATATTCTAAGTTAGCTTTTTGTTTATTTATTTTATTAAGGCTTTCCTCAATCTCTTTTAAGTCATTTTTATAGACTTCTAAGTCATCATTGTTATTTTCTCCATCTAAACTAGTTCTTAGCCTTTTTATGAAATTTACCATTCTATCATCAGTAATGATAGTTTCAACAAGTGTATTCCATTGTTTATCTATAGCTAGTGTAAGTTTTTGCCATTCATAATAAATATTAGTTGTTGCTGTCTTGTAAGCCGTTTCCAATTCTCCTGAACTACTAGCCACTTTTTCTAACTTATTAGCAAAATTTTCAGCATTTATTCCTGTAAGATTTAAAGCTGCACTTCCAGCTTCAACTGATGAAAAGAGGTCTACAACTGATTTATTAGATTTTTTAGCATATTCTTCCATCTTTATCATAGCTTCTTGAAGAGTTCCACCATTTGCTATAAATTCAGTAAAGCTTTGACCTGATAATTTTTCAAAGTTATCAGCAGCCATTTGTCCTTCTTTGGATAACTCTGACAACATAGACTTTAACATTGTTATTGTCTTGGCTGTATTATTACCATTTACAGTCATTTGAGCTATTGCTCCACCTACATCATTAAGAGATACTCCAAGAGCTGCCGAGATTGATGTTACATCTCCAAGTTGGTCCCCTAACTCTCTTACAGTAGTTACACCCTCATTTTGAATTGTAAGTAACCAGTCAGCAACCTTTCCAGCTTCACTCATTTCCATTTTATAAGCATTGATAATAGAAGTAATAGTTCCTACTGACTGTTCAACAGTAGCTTGCCCAGCTATAGCTGTCTTAGATGCTGTTTCAAGAAATCCTATTAAATCTCCTTTCCCTACTCCTGATGATAGAGCTTGGTAGGCAGCATTTGCTATCTCTGTTTTACTTGCTCCAGTTTTAAGAGATAGTCTTTCAAATTCATCTCCATATTTATTTAACTCATCTCTTGATACTTTAAGAAGAGTATTTACCATTCCAAGTTGTTTTTGATATGCCATTACTTCTTTAGTAGTGACTCTAAGTTTATTAGCTACATATATTGCAGCAGCTGCCATAGCTCCTTTAGCAATAGTTGCTGCATTAATAGATTTAGTCATCTTTCCAAAGGCACTATCTATTTTATTGGTAGTTCCTTCAGTTTGATTTTGCATTCCCTTTAAGCCTTGACTATAGTTACTGGTGTCAAGAGTAGCCATATATTGTAATAAATATTCATTTGAGTAAGGTATCATAGAGCTCCTCCTTTAGTCATAGCTTGTAATTTCTTTATATTAAAGAAATCTATTCCTCTAACAACTTTAACTCCATTATTTTTAAAATCTTCTTTATATTCATTCAATAGTTTTGTGTATTTTCCTTTATCTTTAGAATTTAGATTTATATGATTATCAACTATAGCTGATAAATTTAAACTTTCTTCTGCTTCTAAAGCTTTTATTCCTTCTAGTATTGAATTGAATATAAAGAAATTAGTATTCATAGCTTCATTTAGTGATGTTGAAGTATTTTTACAAAACTTTGCTATTCTATATGACATATTTATATAGATATCATCTGAGCTTTCTTTACTTTCCTTTTCTCCAGTATTTTCATTTCTCGACATCATCTTAAAGCATTCTTGAAGTACAGTTACTAATTCTATAGTTGTAAGTTTTTCAACTTCAACTATGTCATCAGATAATGTCTTTATATAAACATTACATATTTCTCTTATCTCCATTTTTTCAAAATCTATACTATTTAGATATAACCAATCTTTAACAGTAGGTTCTCTAATTGTTATAAATCTTATTCCTAAAGAAATAGTTTTATTTCTTGGAATTAAATCTTTTATATCTCTTATAAATATCCCCATATATTCCCTCCTCTCTTAAGTTCTTTATAATACCTCTATCAATTAAGATAGAGGCACTGAAAAAACTTAAGCTTTTGCTGTATAATTTCCCCAAGTATATACTAATCCTTTTGTTGGACTTTCTTCAGCTATATCTGTTGAGAAGTTAAATGTTAAAGCTACTTTAGGTGTATCTTCTGTTTTAAAGTTAATTTGAGTATTAACTAGACAAGATACTCTAGGTCCTGTAATATCAAAGTCTGTTGAATCTCCTGTTGATAATGGATGTACTTTTAACTTTCCAAATTTAAGTGGTTTTCCTACTGTTGTAAATCCTACTCCAGTAGTTCCTTCAATATAAGTGTTTGATAATTTAGGTAATACACTTAAATCTAAAGGAATAGTACATGTAAGTGTAACTTCTCCTGGAATTACATTTGCTATATATGGTCCTTGCATTTGGTCTACTTCTACAGAGTATATTTCAAACCCAGCACTAAATAAAACTTCCTCTTCTTTCAGTGTAAGTCCTAATACAACTGGGCTCTCTTCTCCTTCAAGAGTATATTCAATCTTACAAGGTCCTAATGGATATTCTTTCATTGCTACCTCCCTTTAAGTAATTATTTCTATATCTTTGTTATCTTCATTTCTTAAAGCTTTAGCTTTAATCTTTACACTATGAGTACCTTCAGTTTTGAAATTAAAATTAATTTCAAGAGTTATAACAGCCCTCAATAACTTTATTCTTACAGAATTACTCATAGTTACTATCTCTATAACTCCTTTTTTTACTAGTGTTTTTACATCAGGAGTTATTCCAAAAGTATTAATAGAGTTTTCATCTAATAATACTGTTGTTTCAAAAGTAATATTTCTACCTAATTCCAATATCTCTTTTATCTCTGAGCTCTCATCAGTTTTTATCTCTTGTGTAATAGCTTGTAATTTTAAAGATGTACTATCAGTTTTTAATGTGTGGCCTATATATTTATCATTGAAATATACTTGACAAGGACCTAATTCGAATATCTTAACCATCTTTTCCTCTGAATATATATAATTTTCTTATTTTAGGTTTGTCAGAGGTACTTTCCCCCTCTGATAATTGAGCTTCTCTTATTCTTTTGAGATTATCTCTAAAGTTAACCATAAGGTCTGCTGCTAAGTCTATATAATTTGGATGAGCTATCATTTCATGTAATTTAGCTGTTACATAGCTCTTACATAATCCTGTAACCAAGTCTTGTCCATTTGTTAGCTCAAGTGTCTTGGTTAGGTTAACTGATGAATCAATAACTCCTATAGCTTCTCTTTCAAACTCTTCAGCAACTTTATTAAACTCATCTTCGGAGTATTGAGAATAAGCTAATAAGATATTTTTTACTGGAACAGGCATAAATTTATCATTTAGATATTTAAAAACCATTATCCCTCCTTTCTCAAGGAGAAGAGGGAACTTCCCTCTTCAATATTAAGATATAGTAACCTTATATCTTATATACTTTTTAGTAGATAAGATAATAGGCATTGGTGCTGATTTTCCCCAAAGTCCTTTAGAACCTGATGTCTCATCTACTCTAGTTTCTCCAGCTATTAATTTAGCTCTTACTAATTTAGATTCATTAGTAGCAACAATACCATAAGAAAGACAACCATACCCTATTCCAAGATTAGATGGTGTATTAAATATCATTAAATCTTTAGTTTCAATAGTAGCTCCTTTACTATCTTTAGCATTAACTAATAAATCTATTCTTTTTCCTCCAATTTCAATATATGGATTTTCGCTAAAGAAAAATCTTACCCCATTAATATTTTGTCTAGTATCATTGGCTTCATTTTTTAATAAGTTAAAGATGGTTTCTCCAACTTCAACACTTGGCCATACTCCATGCTTAGTATTATACCCAACCATTAATTTTAGTAGTTCATCGGCTACTTTAGTTTTAGAGTTCCAAGATAAAGGTGTATCATTTTTTACTCCTACTTCTAACTCTTCTCCCATTTTGTCAATATATGTTCCTTTTAAATATGCTTGAGCACATTGTCTTTCAAATGTATTATTAATAGCAGCAGCTATCATTCTCGAATATTTAGCTTCTAACTGCTTTATAGTCGGAATTTCTTTTCCAGTTGTAGTTATCATTGGAATACCAGCACTTAACTGCAATAAATCAATAGCTTGATATGGGAATTGTCCTCCTATAATATCAGGCTCGAATTCTGTAATTGCAAATTGTCCATTTCTTAAAATAGGTAGAATCTCATCTCTGCCAACTAATCCAGCAGTTACATAATGGTCCACTAAATCATCAATTCTAATCTTCTCTGTTGGAGATAGATATTCATTGTTAGAAGCTCTAAATTTATTAGAATAAGTTTGTGGAATTTCTATCTTTTTAGCCATTTCAGCTATTAAATTAATTAAATAAATCATTTTTTTATCCATAAAATTAAACCTCCTCAGTACCTTCAATTTGTTCTACTACAATAATACCAGCTAATTTTAATTGAGAAAGAGCTGTAAAATCAGACTCCCATTCAATACCTACAATATCCTTTTTAGCAATAATAACTTGAGTTGTGATAGTTCCAATATCTCCATCTTTTGCTTCAACAGTATTACTTTCTGTACAGGGTTTCATCGTAAATAATCCAGCTATCACTCCTACATTTTCATCACCCTTTTTATATGCATAAAACTTACCATCAGTTTTACTTTGAGCAACAGGCTGTAAGTATGTAATTTCTCCAGCTCCCATTGTAACTCTCATATCTCCTTGTAATCTTCTAAAGCTATTTTCTTCTTTAATTCTTTTTCTTTGAAAGCTTCCCATTTTTTACCTCCTATTATTTTTCCCATTTTTATTAAATTTGGGAATATTTAAAATATTTCTGCTAACTCTTTAGCTTCTTGTATTGGATCTTTATCTTCTGAAAATTCTATTCCACTAGATATATTTTTGAATAAGTGTGCAAAAGGGCCATCTTCCTTAGAGAACTCTTTTAACATATTGGCTATAGTTCCCTTTTTTCCCTCTGAGAACTCAATCATATTTGAGTATTCTTTCTCATCAAAAGCTTTATCTATTCCAAATTCAATAAACGAATGCATTACTGGCGGGAACATTTTAATAAATTTTTCCTTAACTTCTTTTTTCTCACTATCTCTAGTAAACTCTGCTCTAACTTTCTCATACATTTCAGCTTGAGTTAAGTTCTCAACAGGTTTTTCAGCTAAGATATATCCTAGAATATTAGCAATATTTCCAAGAGTTTCTTTTGAAAACTCTGCTGTTTTTTCTACTGTATATCCAGCAGCCTTTAGCTTATCTACTGCTACTCTCTCACTATCTTTTTCCCATAAAACATCAAATAAATTTCCTAACTTTATTTTTGATGCATCAACACCTTTAATATAACTTGTAAATTCATCAATTTTAGCTTGGTCATCTTCTGCAAACTCTATTGTTTGAGTTATTTCTAATGATGTTAAATCTTGAGAAAACTCACTAAAAGACTTATCTAAATCTTTTAAATGAGGTGGTGCATATCCTAATATTGCTAAATGGTTAGGATTACCATCACTTCCTATTCCTATTGAAAGATTAGGATATTGCTTCTTAATACTTTCTCCAAAAGAGTTATAATTGAACTCTCCTATTAAATATCCGTTCTCATCTACATCAGTTACTTTACAAGTACCAGCGACTGGAATAGCTGTTATAGGATAGCCATTCTTTTGCCAATCTCCTATATGTCCAGCTGTTATTGAGAACTCTTTACCTATCCAGCTTTTAAGGTTTTCTACTGTATAGTTTCCCTTTGCTCCATAGTTTCCAGCTTTAAATATTTTTGGCATTTTCTTCTTCCTCCTTTTTAACTAATTTAGGTCCCCAAAAGATATATTTCTTATTTTTCCCCTTTCTTTCTCTAACTACTCCCCAAACTAAACCTCCTGTTACTCCTACGGCTACTCCTATAAATAAAAATCCTACTGGTGTTACCATACTATCATCTCCTTATAACTTACCTGTTTTTAGATATTTTCTAATTATAGCTGCATATGCTATCTTTTGATTATTACTAAATCCTATAAACTCCCTAGCTGGTTTATCTCCCCAAGGAGAAGATACTTCTCTTCTACGAGTATGTTGTCTTACTCTTTCAGTTCTACCTCTTCTCCTTCTAGTATGCTCTCTAACAGTTTCAGTTACTTCTGTAGTTCCCAATTCTCCTTTTTTTACAGCAAAGTTTTGATATGCTGCATATTCTTTATTAGTTCCTACTACTGCAATAGTAGGAGTTGCTTTTGAAGTAATACTAGCTCGTAACTCTCCAGTATCAACTAAAGGTTTATTACTTCCCTTTCTTCTTCTTGATATAGTTACAAGAGAGAGTGGAGCCCATGCTTCTCCATTTGGATTTTTACTAAGTCCAAATCTAAAATCAACTTTAGTTTGCATATCTCCAGCTATATATCTCATCAAAGGAAGAGTTTTTTCAGAGTTTATATTTAACTTCTCTAATTCTTTTAGAACTACTTTTCCATTATTTGTTACATTGAACATAACTCATCACTCCATTAGAGAAAGTTGTTTTAAAGCAGAGTTTACTTCCTTTTTCAATTCTTTTACTTTCTCATCTTTTTTCTGTAAAGAAGTAGCTAATGCATTGACTTGATTTCCTTTGAATTCTCCAAGCTCATTTTTTAAGTCTAAAATGGATTTTCCCATTGTTTTATGAATAGTTAATCCATATTCTTTTACATCATCTTTGCTTAAAGCAATTCTCCTACTTCTACAACCGTGATGATTAGGTGGCAAAAAGTTCTTCCAAAAACTATGGTCCAAAGGATATACAAGTCCATCTAAAGATTTACATAAATCTGTTGTCCTATTATCTCCAACAGCATCATACATTCCATAAGGTTTATTCTTTTTATTGAGCTCTTGATTATAGAAAGTACCAGCATTATAAGTAGTCATTAAATTATTTCTATAAACTAATTCCAAGTACCAAGGATTATTTCCAAATCCTGATTTATTTAAAACATCTTCTGACATCTTTAACCAATCTTTAAAAGTCTTTCCTTCATTTAAAGTTGAAAGTAAGTTATTGTATAAAGCTTTGGTTACTTCTAAGCTTGTACTTTTCTTTATATAAAAATAACTTTCTTGTACTTTAGCTGAAACCTCTTCCAATTTGTCAAAGAGTATAGGAGATTTATTTAAAAAATATTGTATAGCTTCTTCATGTTTTAATTTAAAAGGATTGATATTTTCCTGTGGTAATAAGACACTACCACTAATAACTAAATCATCTAAATAACCTTTTAAAAAACTGATAAGCATTTTATCTTTTAAAGAAGTCATATCTAAAACTATATTTTCTAAATCTTCTAATGTTTTTATGGACTTTAATTTTTCTTTTAACTGTATTGAAATATCTTTGAAAAAATCTCCAAAGCTATCTTCAATCTCTTGTAATAAATTACTATCTTGTTCTTTTACTCTTTCTAGTAATTCATCTAACTTATTTTTTGAGAACTCGCCTTGTATTCCATTGATTATAGTAGGTGTAGAACTTTCTTCGAGTGAAACTTCGTCTATACCTAAATACTCTGCTAAATAGACTTTAGAGAGCTTATAGCCAATATTTGATAATTTCAACATATTATCAAGTTTTATTGACTTCAAATTTTCTTTTTCTTTCTCTTGTTCTACCTTGTCAGCTTCTGTATATATCTTTTCAAGGACAAATTCAAAATCTTTAGGATTATATCCAAAGAACATAGAATCAATTTCTAAAAGTTGAAATAATGAATCTGTAACAAATTTACATATCTCTTCTACTACTTGCTCAAATCCATCTTGGTGTACTTGTCCTAAAGAATAACTTCCAGCTCCTCCACCATTATCCATAGTAAGAGTAGAACCAAGTATATTTTGAATAAGCTTTTCTTTTTCTCTATTCTCTAACTCTGTATAAATGCTAGGGTCTAAGTCAGATAACTTTATAAAGTCTATAACTTTCTTTAAGTCAAACTCTTCATTAAAGTCAACAGGTGCTCCTATACTAGAAGCTCCTCTTATTCCTTCAACAGATTTTCTAAGTTCTTCTCTTGCCTTTTCTTCCATATTTACATCATATGGATAGATAACAATAAGGTCCCCATACTTTTCAGCTATCTCTCTAAGCTGTCTTTGAAACATAGATTTATCTAAGAAAGCTTGTTGACAACACTCAAATATACTTGTTCCAGTAACTCTAGCTGGATTCCACTTATGTATGCATAAAAGGAATTTTTCTCTAGTTAAAGGAATTTTATTTGAACCTACCTTTATTTCCCATTCTTTAGTTCTAGTATCATAATTGATATAGTCATAAGGAATAGGTATAAGAGTATCTATTGAAAAATCTTCATTATAGACTATCTCAAAACAACTATATCCAAAATACCTAGCTGTGATTAAATGGTTTATAATTCTATTGAATTTAATACCTGAAAATCTTTGTTGAATTTCTTTTTCTAAATCACTCATATCAGGATTTTTAGCATAAGGAAGTATTTTCCTACCAGCAACAGCTCTTTCAAGTTTTTGAAGTGCTGAAGCTATATCTATATCATTAATAATCCTTTTTACACTTTCACTATTAAGAGTTTCATCATAAGTATTTGATTCTTGAAATAACTTAACTACACCTGATATAAGTAGTTCTTTTTTAGCCTTTTTTATATCTTTTTCTATTTTTCACACCTCCTTTTATTTTTTATTGGTAATAAATTTAAAGTTATCTTTATTAACATTATTTCTAATCAATAGTGGTTCTATTGAATATCTCCAAGCATCTATTAAATGGTTGTAATTATCTATAGGTTTATTTAATGATTTACCAGTTTTTTTATCTGTATCCCATACATAGTTTTTTATCTCTATGATGAAGTTTTTACACTTAGGATGTATAAAGACTTTATATCCTTGTAGATATTGGATACCAAACATAATACTATCTGGCCCTTTGACAGAACTTTTAATTCTAGGAACTCCATTTTTCTTCATCCATTTAATAGATTTCTCTTCTGCAGAATCTGCTACTATAACTGATTTTGAGTACCCTTTATATTTAATAAGTTCCACTATATCCTCATTAAACATACCTGTTTGATAATGTTCATCTATAATATAGATTTCTTTTTCATCTTCATTTACTAAGCTAACTATTAAAGCAGTAGGATCATTTGTAAAACCATAGTCAAGTCCTATACAAGTTAGATATTTACCAGTTTTTATAAGAGTATTGATATCAAAATTTAATACTTCCCATCTATAAAAGACAGTTCCTTCACATATTCCCCAATTACCATTTCCTTCTATTTCAAATCTTCTTGGATTTTCTTCTTTCATCAGATTAAATACATTAAGGTCAGCTTCATCAAGGAACTCATTAGCTCTAAAATTAGTAGTTATAGCTAATATATCCTTGGTATTCTTATGAATTGCTAATCCTTTAGTTAAAAGATTATCTTTATCTTCTTTTCCACCTTTAAAGAATCTATCATTTAACCAATGAGTTTCAGACCAAGGGTTAAAAGTACAAGTAATTTGTTTAAATAAGTGATTTGGAACAGCTCCTCTAATAGAAACATCTATCTTATTGAAGTCATCTTCATTTTCTATTTGGTACATTTCTTCAAACCAAGCCCAACATAAATATCCAACATCTACTGTAATAGAAGTTATTTTTAATGGGTCATCTAATCCTCTAAATATAATCTTTTGCCCAGTAGGTATATATGTCATTTCCATTGGTGAAGTAGTACATTTCCATAGATGATAGACTTTTAATCTTTTCATAGCAGTTTTTAATTGAGCAAAGGTACTTCCTCTGTGAGTATCAAATACTTTTCTTACAACTAATAAGTTACTTCCAGGAAGCTCCATAAGTTTAGTTATATACCATAAAGCAGTAGTATAACTTTTCTTACTTCCTCTTCCACCTTTTACTATTCTGTATCTTCCTTTAAAATTCCAAAATGTTGCATATCTTTTTCCTACAATATTAGGGAGATAAACATATTCAGAATTCTCTTTAGTATTAATCTTCAAGCTCTCCACCCCCTGCTATAAAGATAGGTTTTTTATCTTCTATTTTTTCAGTTTTATTTTTAGCTCTCTCTATCTCTAACTTTTCTAATCTTTCTATTCTATCCAAGCCTAATATCAACTGTTCTAACTCTTCATTCATAATTAGTTTTTCCATAAGTGCTTTAGAAATTTTTCCATTCTCTTTCCAATTCATTACTTCATAGTAGATAGCCTTTAAAGCTTCTTCATTGATTTCCAATCTTTTGGTTTTGTTTTGTAATATTCTTTCTCTTTGCTTATCTCTAAACTCTTTTAAAAACTCTAGTTGTTTAGCTTGGAGATTATATTCTGAACTTAACCTTTTAATTGTACTTTTATTTAGTTCGGTTTGGTTCGCTACTTCGCTAATACTAGCACCAGCTATTATCATTTCTTTTGCAATTTCTTTAACCTTTTTTGTATGCATACTTTTTTTATTAGGTGTGCACACTTTTTTCTTTTTTTCATCATTCCAATATCTAGTTTTCCAACTCTTTACTGTATTGAGAGTAACTCCATATTTTTGAGCTATCTCTTTATATTTCATTCCAGCTTTATAATCTTTTTCAGCTAATTGATAATTAGTCACATCATCTTAACACCTCCTTTTTAATTTTCTTCTACACTAATAAAAAAATGTCCCAAAAAAACTTAGGACATTTTTAAAAATATATAAAAAAAGAGAATCGTTTTATTGATTCTCTTTTTTTAACCATCATAATTTCCCATTTTGATAATCTTTTAATAAAATTTCATAATAATCACAATACCCATTTAAAGTTTTTAGAGTTTTAGGATCTTCATCATAGTTTTTCATTTTTTCTACTAGTTTTTTTATAGAAATTAATCTTTTTTCTACATCAAAACTTCTAAATGAATTTTTAGGATTTTTTTTTGCATTTCTTAAAATTTTAATATTACGTAATTCTTTTTCAATACAAAGAATATAAACATTTATAATAGAAGTAAACCTAGAATCAGTTTCAATAAGTAACATTTTTATATAGTTTAAATTTACTTTTCTTTCCTCAAATAAAATTTCTGTAGAAAACTCATATTCTTTTAAAATAATTTCATATGTTTCTAAGATTTCTTCAAATTCTAAATAAATATCTTGTAGAATTAATTGTAATATCTTTATTTCTTTTTCTAAATTTTTTTTGTCTTGGTAATATTTTTCTATAAAAACTACTCCTAGTGTTGCTATTGCTCCTAAATATCCAGACCAAAAACTTAAAAAAGTTTCACTTAAAAATTTCGTTAATAAAAATGGAAATACTAATATTAGTATAAAAAATATAAATATTTTTCTGATTTTTAACTCACTCCTTTTGATAAAAAACTAAGCTTATTATATCAGAAAAAATAAATAAAAACAATAAAAAAAGAGATAGCTTTTGCTACCTCTTATAAATATATTTTTCAATTAAATTACTACTTTCTTAAAAAAACTCTAAACTTCTTTCAACAGGGATTAACTTATTTTCATTTAAAATATTAATATAGTCTATTTTTATTGTAACTTGACCCAAACACTTTTTTAAGAAACTAAATTCAGAATTTTTATTCTTTGGTGTTAATTCTTTAACAGATGAATTAGAACTTCTTTTTTGTTTTTTTTCTAAAATTATTAATTCAGCATTGGGAGCTATTGCCCTATCTTCTAATTCAGTTATAAAAGTAGTCCACTCATCAAAAAAAGTTGTTTCTGTATGATTCAAGTTATTTTCTTGGAGATACTCTTCTTTAAATATTTTAATTAAATCAACTATAGAAGAAAAATGATGAAGTTTATAAATAAATTTAATATTTTTAATAACACCAGGACCTAGACCACTATTAGTTATTTTTATGTAAAGATGATTCATATAATCTCCTAGTACAATACTTAAGTATGGTCTTAAACTATTTTTTGAGATTTCATTAGCTTTAATACCTATATATACGGTAGTAAAAAAAGAGGCAATAGAAAAAATAATTCCTAAAATATCCCAAAAATCTTTATCATTATTTAAATTAATAAAAAAACTCATCATATTCTTATAACTCTCCTTTTATTTTAATTTAAAGTATTATTTTCCATAATGTTTTTCAAGAATTTTAATACATTCTTCATAAGCTTCTTGGGGTTTAAAAAAAGTTTTATTAAAGAAATAAAATAATGCTATTTCACACTGAGGTAATTCTATATAAATAAAATTTTCAAACGAATGAAAAAAGTAGAAATCTTTATTTTTAGATTTAAATATAACTAAAGAATTTAAGGATATTATGCTTTTTTTTCTATAAAGTTTTTTTAATGAATTCTTTAAAAGCTCATAAACTTCTTCAGGTTCTTCTGGCATATTAGAATATAAAAGTGATAATGGAATTTGCCTTAAATATGGAATTACTTGATTATTTTTAAAATCTTTAATAAATTTTCTATGGAGATCTAAAAATTGAAATTTATAATCAATATATTCTAACCAAAAAATAATCTCTCTTTTTTCTGTAAAAGAAAATTCTTTTATCTCTTTGCTCAAAAGTGCTTTTAAATAATTTTCAAAATTTTTCAATAAATTACTATTACAGTTATAACAACAAGGAACAACTGTAGAATTATATTTTTGTTTTGCTTCATTAATAGCAGTAATAAAAAATTTATTTATATTTTTCTCAAAAGCCCACCTAGGAATAACATGTTCCTTTGTTATATTTTCTTTATTGCCACATAAAATACAAAAGTTTTGGTTTGTTTCAAGCATTTTTTTTGTTTTTTTAAAATTTTGTTTTATAAATTTTCTTAATAGTTGTAAATCTTCATTCATAAATTTCTCCCCTAATAAATATATTTTTATTATACAATATAATTACATAAAATACTTGAATTATTTTTTTTATGATACTATAATTTTTATAGATTAATCTAATATAATAAAATGTGAGGAAATGAAAATGATGAATACTTTTTTAAAAAAAATACAAAATTTTATAAAATATAAAGCTATAAATTTTTATTTATTTTTTCTATTATTTTTAATTGTATTAGTTTTTCCTGTTATTCTAAATCCTAAGTTTTTAATTAATATTTCAGGATTAGAATGGTTGAAAAAATTATATTCTATAGAGATAAAAGAAGAATGGTTAGGATATTTAGGAAATGTCATGGCTGGAATATTACCTCTAGGAATTATATTTTATAATGAGAAAGAAGCTAAAAGACAGCAAAAACAATTTAAAGAAGAGCGACAATTACAACAAGAACAATTTAATAAGCAGTTAGAACTACAAGAAAAATATAAGAAACAAGAGTTTTATATTATGAAATTTGATAAAGAAAAAGAAATTGCTCAAAAAGCATTGATTGAATGGGATAAATCTATCTTTGATGATTTTTTAGAGTTAATTTTAAAATCGTATAGTGATTTATTTAATAATTTAGATGAAGTAAAAACATTAAAAGTAACTCAAATAGATGAAATCGTTCAAAAACTTTCAGTTACTAGAGGGAAAATAGTTAATAAATGTAATATAACTATGACTACAGTAGCTTTATTGGAATGGAGAGTTGTAGAAAAGGATTTAAAACAATCTCATAATTTAAATGGCACTACTTTTTACCTTTCTAAAAAACAATGTTATCAAGCTTTTGAAGATTTAAATAAAAAGATAAATGTTATTTTAGAATTATTATCTGATGAAGCTAAAGATATTGAAAGAATGTATAGAATTTCTCAAAATTTGAGTTCTGATGAGATAAAAATAAAAATTACAAACTTTAGAGAAATATGTATCACCCAATTTAAAGAATATGATGACCTATTTAATTCAGCTTCTAATACTCTTGTATCATATTTTTATAATATTAATAAATGTTTAGTAAATTATGAATTCTCTCATTTTGAATTATAAAAATCCCCAGTAATAACTGAGGATTTTTTTATTAACATACTTTTTTATAATTTTCTACTATTTGATTAATATCGCCTTCAAATAATTTACAAGCTATTTCATATAATTGAGGAAGTTTTTTCATTTCTATATCAATATAATCTAACTTATTTTTTAGTTTAGGTTTATGATTTTTATTGTAACTATTTATTCTTCTTTTCAAATCAAGATGATATTTCTTTTCAAATTCAAAATACAATAATCTCCATCTTTCTTGATAGTTAGCTCCTTTATATCTAACTACTGTATTTAAAATTTGCCTCATATCCATTAAATCAATTTTATCAGTTAAGCCAATAATTACATCTTCTTTATACTCTATTTCTTTTGTCTTTTTCTCAATTTCTTCTTTTAAAGGTTTTAACTCTAATTCTAGTAAAGCTTTATGAGAACGAGCTACAACTTCAGGGTCTTTTGAAAATAAGCCTAGTTTTAATCTGTCTTCATAACTAACTATTGTTCCAAGTTGTTTTTCCATTTCTTCAAATCTGTTAATATAAGCAACATTTAAGTCAAAAGCTTTCTCTACTGCTGAACTATATCCCCCTATCAGTTGTGCTATTCCTTTTTTAGTAATTAGATAGTTTTTTACTGTCCTTCCATTTAAAGCTTTATAATTACTAAGAATATAGAATTGACCCGAAAGTTCGGGTGAACTAAATTTAGCTATATAACTATCAATTTTTTCAATTAAATGGTCATGCCTAACACCTAGTTCCTCTGCTACTCTGTTACTTGTTGTTACCAATACTCCATTTATATTTTCTACCTTTACCATCAAATCATTCATACTACATTGCCTCCTTATTTACCTTTGCTATGAGTTTATTCATTTGAGTGCTTTCAAAGTTTTCTCCATACTCAAAGTAAGTATCTTTTACAAGAACGATAGCTTCAGATATTAATGTTTCAAGTTTCCAGTATAGTGCTCTATCCTCTGGACTTCTTTTCATTACTACTTCTAAATCTGATAAAGTTCTCCACATCTCTTCTTCTTTTAGGTATAATTCATCTTTTATCATACCTTGAGCTCTACACTCATCAATAAATTCAATTACTCCTCTTGATTCTTCACTTAGCATACTTTTCCTCCTAAAAACTTGTATTTTTGGAGTTAATGTAGTACAATATACTTGCGAGGGTACTATTGTACTAACAAAACTCCTATTGGTATCTATAAAGGTACTTATGGGAGTTTTTTATTTCTTTTTCCTAATTTCTAAAACTTGTTTCTCTTCATTGAAAGTTAATTCAATCTCCCTTTCTTCAGGGGTAATTCCAAGTTTTCTTAATACAGGAATTGGTAATGTTAATTTTGCCCCCAATCCTGTACCAGCTTTTGAAAAAGAAACTTTTAAAACTCTTTTTTCCATATTAGCTCCTTTATCAGTACCTGATGATATAACTATACCACATCAGGTACTGATGAGTCAAGATATTTTTTTATTATACTCCATTCACTCCAAAAATACCTTTAAGAAATATGCTATTTTATTAAACCTATCTTTCTTAAAAATTCTTTAGCTTTGTTTATTTCCATTGGGAGAAAAGAGATTTTCTTCCCTATTTCTACTGCTGTTCCTCTAGGTGTACTCATTAATAATATTTCATCTCCATTAACTCCTGTTACTCTCATTCTCATTTTCAACACCTTCTTTTAATTTGATTATTTTAATCTTTCTAATTTTGTTTATACATGATTCATATATTTTTAACTTGATGAGATTATTTGCCTCTAAATAATTAAGATACATCATATATTTATTGAAAATAATTCTCTCTTCTATATTAAAAAAAATTAGTTCTTCTTCATCTTCAAGAGAATTGTATATTATTTCTAAATCAAGAGAGTTATAAATATTTTCATCTTTATAATCAATCTTATTAATTTTAGTATCACTCATTTTTATACTCCTGAAATTTTTTACTAATTTTCAAAATTTTCTTATTTGCATTACTTAAAATATTTCTACTTGTTTTTCTTGTAATTCCTAGCCTTTTTGCTATTTCAGTATGTGTTAAATACTTTTTATTTTTTAAATAATAGACTTCCCTTTCTCTTTTACTTAAATTAATCTCAAAAATATTATTTAAAAAGAAATCTTTAATCTTTTTCTTAGCTTGTAAGAGTTCGCTCTCTTCCCTATGAGAGAATACAGAGTCGCCATTTAGAAAATCTTTGAAGCTCATTTGAGAACTCATATTAAGTATTCCCTCCCTTTTCTCCTATGCACTCTTTAAATACTTATCTAGTATGTTCTTAACTTCCTCATAACTTCTAACTACATAATAGTCAGCACCATTTTTTATAAATTTTTCTTGAATTTCTTTTTGCTCCTTGCTTTGCTTTCCAGTAGGTGTCTTAACTTCCAAGCCTATAGTTTTCCCATTTATAATCACCCATATATCAGGAATACCTTTCTTTGCTCCAGTTGGTAATCTTCTAAATCCAATTACTTTACCTTTACTATCTTTATTTACTGGAGGAATATTATTGGTCCTATTAAAAAATAGTTTTCCTTGAGTTTCAAGTATTGCTAAATATCTAATTATAGTTGATTGAATATCTGTTTCTCTCATCTAGTTTCTACCTCCTGATATCCTTCACAGCTTGGATATTGTTCATCAATATAATCTCCTCGTTGACCACAATAAGCTTTATCATTCCCCTCTGGATATAGACAATGCTTACAAGTTACACATTTATTAGATATTATTCCATTTTTCATTTCTTACCTCCAAAAATACCTATTATTCCTAATATTCCTATTAGCATAATTATAAAAAATGATATTATGTAAAATATTTTCATCTTTACTTGACCTCTTTCATAAAAACTAACCAATGAGTTTTAGCTCTTTTATTACCAAAAAGTGGTTTAGTAGTTGTTAATTTTAATATTTCTGATAATTTTATTTGTTCTTCGTTCCATTTAAATATTAATATTCCCGAAGATTCTAATACTCTAAAACACTCTTCAAATCCTTTTTTTATATCATTTTTCCAATTTTGACCAAGTTTACCATATTTCTTTTTTAACCAACTATTCTCTCCGACTTTTAATAGATGAGGAGGGTCAAATACTACCAATTTGAAAGAATTATCATTAAATGGTATTTGTCTAAAATCAGCTATAATATCTGGTTTTATTTCTAGTTTACGACCATCACATAAAGTATCTTCATATTCTCTTATATCCATATAAATAGTATCTTTCCTATTTTTATTAAACCAAAACATTTTACTTCCACAACAAACATCTAATATTTTTTTATCATTTATTTCCAAAATTGCCACCACTTTTTATTATTTAGTTTATCTATTACAGAATAAAGGATATTATTCTTTTCTATTAAGTCCTCTCTATCCTCTCTTAAATTTTTAGTTGTATTTTGAAGTATTTTTATATCATTAGAATATGCTTGATTAGTTTTTTCTAATTCTGCTTTCTCTTCTTGTAATACTTTAACTTTTTTTCTTAGAATATCAACTTCAGTATCTAATCCTGGATTAACTAATTTACCTTGAGAACTAGAAGCATAGTGTTTAGTTATTTCAACAAGAGCTTTTCTACAATCCTCAATAGACTTTAAATTTCTAGTAGTAATTACTTTTATTCCTAATCTTTGCTGAAATTCAGTGATTTCAGATTTTAAAATATCTCTTCTATTGTCCATAATTTCTCCTCTCATTTTTTATTTTTTGGGTGTATTATCCCATAGTAAAAGCTTACAAATATAAGTATTGCTAATCCAATCCCATAAAATCACTCCTTTATCCTTTGAATATTTCTTTTCATTTTTCTTCCATACATTTTCTTAAGCTCCTCATCAGAGAAGTTATAAATTTCTTTCAGAAGTTGGAGGCAGATATAAACATCACATATCTCCTCTTTTATCTCCAATCTTCTCTCATAACCTCTCAAATCCTTGCAAAGTTCTTTCTGTAACTCTGATAATTCTTCAATTACTATCGTTTTGTTGACATCAACACTTTGACTATTTAATATCAAATTTATATTTGGATTATATTTAAGCATTTATTCTCCTTATGCAGTTTTAACTAAAGTTTTCTCAGCTGCCTTTTTTATTTTGTCATAATATTCAATTTTTAAAGCTTCTGTGAATATAGGATTTGAGCAAAACTCTATATAATTCTCAATCATAGTATCATACTCAATTCTCCCTTTCTCATAATCATCAAGAAGCATATTAGCTTTACCAGCTAATTTTTTTCTAAATTCTTTCTCAGAGATAGTTTTTGTTTCACTAGTTCCAGCTTCCCAATTATCTCTAAGAGCTTTATATATAGCACCTTCTCCCCAAGCTTTTTGTTGAGCTGTGATAAGGACAGACTTTATCCTATCAAGGTCTACTCTGCCATTTCTTACTAATTCCATTATGTTTTTACAAGTGTCTATACTTATTCCATGACTTTGTAGAGCTGATTTAATTTGATAAATTGTATCTTTTTCTTTACTAGAACTATTTTCAACTAGACTACTACTGCTACTAGTAGAACTATCTTTAGAATCTTGGTCTATCTTATTTAGATTATCTAACTTAGTAGTAGTTTTTATATTTAGTTCTTTATCTAAGTTATTTATACTATATTCTTTATTCATTGAATTTTTTTGAAAACTAGTTTTTAAATTTTTTAAAGACTTGCTTTCAACTTTTTTCAATTCTTGGTTTGAAATTTTTTCAATTCTAGTATTTAAAAATTTTAAAATCTGGTCATAGTTAAGTTTAAAATATCTCTTCATAGGTACACCTTTATTTTCTTGTAAAAGAATACCTAAAGAGATAAGTTGTTCTATACATTTAGTTTGTTTATGATTAGATAAACCAGTTATTTCTTCCAATGTTTTAGAAGTTTGATAAAACCATCCTTCATCATCTGCTAGTGTTTCATCAGCTTCTACTAAAGTAGTTAAAAAGAAAGCTGTTTCAATACCAAGGCTTTTAACTAATTGTTTATTTAATACATAAAAATTACTTGTCATTAGTAATTGTTTTATAGAATTTTTCTCCATAGTTTTATCCTCCTTTGAGGAGCTATGCCACTAGTTCCTCTTATTTTTATCTTATGCCTATCCACCATTCCCTAAGTCCTTTAGAACTAGTGGCTTGGAAATGATGAACAGATATAAAACAAAAACTGTCTTTGATTTTTTTATATTATTTTGTTATAATTAAAGTACCTAGAAACCTGTACGGGTAACTTATAAGTTTTGATATATCAAGTTCAGAATATTAGCCCTAATAGTTTTATTGGGGCTTTTATTCTGCTAATAAAGAAACTAAATTTATCAACGCTACTTAGAGAGAACTGACTATTCTCTCTTTTTTATTTATAGCAGTTTTATAGTTCTGCCAACTGAAAAGTTGAATATTACCTCATAGTTTCACTTATGTTATAATTAAATAGTCCACACAATTAAAAACAAGAGGTGAAACTATGAAGCAAGATAAAAAACTTATAATCAATTTTTTAAAGTTTATTAAAGAACATGAAGTTTTTAACCAAAAAACTATTCTTAATGAAAAGTCTTTAATGGAACACTTTTCTCTTTCACAAGAAGATTTATTCTATCTACTTGATTATCTTTTAGTAAAAGGATATATTTCAGGTGTATATTTAACTTATTTTGATCAAGGTTCTGGAAGAATAAATTTTGATCGTTTTCAAGTTTCAGAATATGGAGAAGAGTTTTTACACTATAATTCTTTCTTTCAAAAATTTCAAAGAAGCTGTATATTAATATTTATAGTTATAAATTCTATTCTTTCTCTTACATCTTGTATTTTCGCCATAATAGCTGCTAATAAATAATTTATAGGAGAATGCTATCAAATTAAATCTTCTTAGTTTGATAGCATCTCTTAAAACTTTAAAACTCCTTCTCTAAATCCCTTTAACTCTTTTGATTTTCCAAAAAGTTTTGATAATTCTTTTCTATCTAGTTTTAACTCATTAATCTTATCAACTACATCAGCTAAGCCTTCTTTTTCCCAATAATACCAGCCTTGTTTTTTTAAAAAAGTTATACTACATTCCCATTTACCATCACCAAGGTATTCTATATAGTAATTTTTTCTAAGCCTTTTAAACTTTTTACTTTTAAGCTTTTCTTCTAAAAATAAAACTAAATCAAGACCTTTAGAGTATTTATTGTTGAGAAGTCTAAGTCTTTGAGCTATGTATTCTATAAAATCATGTGGTCCTACTATCGGATGTAAGTCAAACTTCATATTAGTTCCTCTTATCAAAAAGCATTGAGTTGACATTCCAGGAACAGTATTTGAAGCTATCATCAACTCATCATCAAAAAATTTCCCCCTTGGGAATATTCTCTCATCTTGATGAGTTATTGTAATAGCAGAATATTTTTCATTGATTTTTACAACTTCAAATTCAAATACATTATTAGCATCTTTCAATTATTATCACCTTCTTATATTGGCGGAGATAATGGGACTCGAACCCATAAGAGCTATTAACTCGGTAGATTAGCAATCTACTGCCATACCATTAGGCAATATCTCCATAAGTACCGCATGTGCGGTTCCGTGTATATAAGTTATTTCAAAGAGAGCTATTTTTATGATATACTTTATGTGGAGTAGAAAAATAGCCAAAGGAGTAAGTGATATAATGATAACAATGCATAAAGTTTCTTCTTCAAATGTACATTCAGTTGGTTATGATGAAATAAATAAAAATCTGTATGTAAAATTTCTTAATAACTCAACTTATATTTACTATAATGTTCCTGAAAGACATTATAATGGCTTATTATCTGCAAGTTCTGTGGGTAGATATTTGGATACCTATATAAAAAAAGGAAATTACAGATATAAAAAACTTTAATCAATTACTTTTAGAATAATCATAGGACCTTCTACTTTAATTTTAATTTCTTGATATGGCTCTATATATATTTTTTCTACTCCTTCTCTTTTGTTAAGTTCTTCAACTAACTCATAAGTTTTAAATTTTTTTAATTCATTTTCCTTTTCCTTCATTAGTTCTCCTTTCTTTTCTACTTGCCTTTATTCCTCCAATAATATATACTTTAAATATGGAGGTTGATATAATGACTTTATTTGAAAAATTCAAAGATAAAACACTTTTTATTACAGTTCAAAATGGAACTTTGTTTCCTACTTATAAGGGAACTATCCTTTCTCAAGTAGAAGATTTCATAGAATTTAAAACTGAGAACAATACTATTTGGATAAACCTTAAATATATTGTTAAGTTTATAGTAGTGGAGTAGAGAGCTTTTATAGCTCTCTATTTTAATTTGCTATTAAGATTAAATAATTTAATGAAACTATAACAAAAGTTCCAATTATTCCTAAAATAAAAGAAATTAATAAAATAAATAATATTTTATTCGTTCTTTTTTTCTTTTTAATAGAAATTTCAAGCTTTTCTATAGTTTTTTGATACTTAGTATTTTCTTTTTTATCTTCCACAGCTCCTCCTTTATACTTTTTGTATAAAAATTATTCAAAAAAAATTGATTTATCTACTTTTATAAAATTTGAAATCAAATTTAACTGATTTTTAGAAAATAATATTTTTCCTTCTTCAAATTTCTTACATTTGTAACTAAAATTTTGTTTTGATAAACCTAATATACTTGCAACTTCTTTACAAGTTTTTCCTTGCTTTTTTATTATATTTTTTAAAATCATTTTATCACCTATAAAAATTATACAAAAAGTATAAAAATAAGTCAAGATAATTTTTACAATTAAATATCAATAACATATAAAAAATTTTAAATTTTACTTTTTTTTTTTAAATTTACTTGGTATAATATAAAGATAAATAGTTTTTTAAAAAGGAGGAAATATGAATTGCCTAGATTTATTTTCGGGTGCAGGGGGGCTAACAGAAGGTTTTGTAAGAGCTGGATATAATATTATTGCACATGTTGAAAAAGAATTTTCTGCTTCGTTAACTTTGAAAACAAGAATTGCATATCATTATTTAAAACAAACTAATCAATTAAAAATTTACTATAGTTATTTAAATGATGAAATTTCTAGAGAAAAATTATATTCTCATATTCCTTCTCAACTACTTGATAGTGTAATAAATGAAGAAATAAATGATGAAAGTATTAATGACATTTATAATAAAATAGATATTCTTAGAGGAAATAAAGAAATAGATATTATAATTGGAGGACCACCATGTCAAGCTTATTCACTTATAGGAAGAGCAGCTAGTAAATCTAAAATGGTAGGTGATTCTAGAAAATATTTATATAAGCAATATTTAAAGTTTTTGGAACGTTATAGACCAAAACTTTTTGTTTTTGAAAATGTAAGAGGTATGTTATCATCTAAAGATGAAAATGGAAATAATATATTTGAAAAAATAGTAATTGAAATGAAAGAGATTGGATATAATATTGATTATAAAATATTAGATGCAAAAGATTTTGGTGTTCCACAATCAAGAAAAAGAGTAATTATAATAGGATGGAAAAATGAATTAAATTTTAAATATCCAAATTTTGAAACTATAAAAAATGATATTACTATAAATCAATTATTTGCTGATTTACCAAAAATAAAAGCTGGAGAAAAAATTAATTTTAAAAAGATAGTTCCACAGATAGAAGTTTTATCAAAATTAAATTTATTAGATGATGATTTTAATATAATTTCTCAACATATATCTAGACCTAATAATATAAATGACTTAAAAATTTATAAAATAGCTGTGAATTTATTCAGTGAAGGGAAAACTTTAAAATATACGGATTTACCTTCTTCATTAATAAGTCATAAAAATTTAACTTCATTTTTAGATAGATTTAAGGTTGTTAATGGAAATGGAATAAGTCATACTATGGTTGCTCATATAGCTAAAGATGGACATTATTATATACACCCTGATATTAGACAAAATAGGTCGCTAACCGTAAGAGAAGCTGCTAGAATTCAAACATTTCCTGATAGTTATTATTTTGAAAATTCTAGAACTGCAGCTTTTACTCAAATAGGTAATGCAGTTCCACCATTAATGGCTAAAATAATAGCAGAAAAAATAAAAGAGGCTTTTTAAGCCTCTTATTTATGAATTTCTGGGATTCCTTGTCTACCATAATATTGAGAAAAATTAAAAATTATTTCTTTTAAAAATGTTTCATTCAAGCTACTTTCTCTGTCATAATATTCATTTATTTCAGTTATAGGTAGACATACTAAATCACTAAAATTAATTGCTTGTCCTTCTTCATTGTTTATTGGTAAATATTCATAATAATTTTTATAATTTTTAGATTGCAATAATTTTTTTATATTTTCTTTTTCTTTATTATTAGGATTATTATTTTGATAGATATCATCTATACTTTCTATACCAACAATTAAGACAGAATCTACTTTTCTTTTTCCATTTGCTCTTACTTCTAAATCACATGCAGGAGTTAGAACAATTCTTTTTTTTCCACTGCTTTTTTCAATTAAAATATCTCCTGTGGTTAATTCCTTTTTTAATGGAGGAGTAAAATATATTTCACATGGATGGTATTTAGGTGATAAATGTTTTAATTTTTCACTTATTATTGTTGCACAAAATCTTGACATAATATTTTCTTTTTCTACTGAGTCAAGTTCATTGTTTTTTTGGAGATTTGTAACTAAATTTTCCGAATATTTTAAAAATATTTCATCCATTATTTTATCTAATATTCCTTTTCTATTTAAAATCTTTGTTAATCCCGTGTCATATAACTTTAACAAATCATCAAGAATAGTAATAATGTCTACTTCTCCTCTAGTTATTTTTCTTAATAAAAGTTTTTTATCAGAAAGTTCTTCAATTTCTTCATATGCATCTGGTGTTCCTGATACAATATATATTGGAACTCTTTTTTCATTAAAAATTTTTTTTATAATTTCATTTCCACCAGCTTCTTCACCACTACCTAAATTTAAATCTACTATAACAGCATCAAAATCTTCTTCATTTACAGATTTAAGTCCATCTTCTTTGTTTTTTTTAATTATAGATGTTATATTTTTATTATTCGTTTCATTATATCCCTGTATTTCTTCTTCATATATTTTACATGCTTCATCATCATCTTCTATTATTAATATTCTCATTTATATTTCCTCCATTATTAAGTATGCTCCTTCAGAATAATTCATGATTTGTAACTGAAATCCATTTCTTTTTAAAGCTTCTCCAGCTATTGATAAACCTAATCCTGTTCCATTATTCTTTCTAGTAAAGCCAGGTTCAAATATAATTTTTGACTTTATATCGTCTTCTAAAATTCCAGGGCCACTATCTATTATTTCTATTTTTGCTTTATTATTTTTAGTTTTAAATAAATTTATTATTAATTTTTTAGGTTTTTCCGATTCGTTCATCCAATATAAACTATTTTCTAGTATATTTGTTAAAGCTGTTTGAATTTCAGAATCAACAACTATAGCAGAAATATCTTCAAGATTAGTTTCTAATTTTACTTCTTTAAATTCTGCTTCATATACAGCTAATGATTTCATTATTGTTTCTTTTAAGTTTGTTTCTTTAGAATTTTGTCTTCTTTGACTTGATAACGGTTCTATTGATTTAAATAATTTAGCTATTTTATTAGTCTGTTCTTCAAATTCATTAGTTTTTTGTATAATTTTATTTCTAGACTCTTCTGATTGTGTTTGTAAAAATTTTTTAGTTTCTCTTTTTAAAAAATTACATCCATTTTTGAAAAAACTTATTGGTTTTCTTCCTTCATGTATTATTCTATTTACTATTTTTCCTAATGTTACATGCTTTTCATATTTTACAATTAAATCTTGAATTTTAGTTACATTTTTTAAATCTTCTTTTTCTTTTTCATCTATTATTTTTACTATTTTTTCTTGGGTATCTTCAGGCAAATTAGAAGTTACTTTTTTCATATTTTCTCTAAATTTATCAAATTTTCCTAAATTATCAAATAAACTATTTTCGTGAGAATTTTCTTTATTTTCTTGTTTTTTATTTTGGAATTTTTCTATCTCTAATTTAGATAATATTTCTAAAGTAATTATTTTTAAACCTTTAAAATTTTCATCTTCTTGTAATCCATCACGAGCACTTTTTTCAATTAAAAAAGTTTCATCAGATAAAGTAATTATTCCATTTATTTGACTATTACTAACTCTAAAAGTTGGATTTAAATATCTTCTTTTATTTAATTCAAGCCAATCATATCTTTCCTCTCCATATGGTCTTATTCTAAATCTATTTTTATAAATACTTATACCTGAAAGTTCATTTAGTAATTTTCTTACTTCTGCTTTTCCAAGATTTTCATTTTCTTTTTTCAACTCTTCATACATTGAAGATATTACTGATGGCTCTCTATTAAAAACTCTAAATTCTAAACTAAAAGGTCCAGGAAAGTTAGCACCATCTTTAGATAAAATTTTTTCTGTTTCTTCTTTTGATATTTTTTCTTGCTTTAAAAGTTTGTTATTTTCTGAATAAATAGAATAATTTATTACCATATTTTCATCTATATTTGCAATTATTTTATAATCATAATATTCAAATAAATCATATGACAAAATTTCAGTTTTTTCTGTTATTATCTTTGTTTCTTTATCATTAGAAGTATAAATTTCAAAATTTTTAAAAGACAAAAAAACTTTAAATGTATCTTTTAAAGTAGTAACAGGAGATAATAATTTTCGCAATTCTTTTTCTAACTCTAATTTTTTATTTTCACTCCAAATAGAATAATTTTTTTTCTTTATAATCAATTTTGTTCCATTTTTCTCACATGTTTTTTGAGTATTAATATCAAATTCAATTTCATCAAGATATTTATACTTTTTTATATTGTCCCAGTCTAGCTCTAAAGTTGTTTTTTCATTATCTTTAATTGTTTCTAATCTCAAGAAATTTCCTAAAATAGCTACTGAATACCTTCCAAGACCTTTTTCACCAAGAACCCTTCTATTTTTTAATGGACTATATTTATTATTTTTTTTATAACTTGTTGCTGGAACCATCCAGTTATCTTCTACAGTTTTTAAACTCATTCCATGCCCATCATCTTCTATTGTAATAATTAAATCTTCTCCATTTTTTTCTAGATTAATTATTACATTTTCTGCATCTGCGTCATAAGAATTTTTTATTAATTCAACAATTGCTGATATTTCATCTATAATTAAATTTTTTCCAATTGAATCAATTATATTAGATGAAGGTCTAATTTTTTTCTTCATAATTTAAATCTCCTTTAGATTATTTATAAATTTCCTTCATAAATAAATTTTACTGCTCTACCCATAATTTTAAAGTTTTCTGCTTTATTTTTTGAAACATAAATATCATCATATTTAGGATTTATACTTTTTAAAATAATTATTTTTAAATCAGTATTAAAATATATCCTTTTTATAAAAGTTTCTTCATCTAGTTTTACTATATAAATTTTACCTTCTATATAGTCAGTTTGATAGGGATCAACTACTACAAAAGCTCCATCTTGAATTAATGGCTCCATAGAGTTTCCACAAACTTCTATTAAGTAACAATGCTCATGAAATCCATTTTTTCTAATTGTTTTCATATATAAATCTTCACAACAATTAATATAACCATTTCCTGCACTTGCTTTTGCTTTTACTGGAACATTAATAAACTCTTCTTCTATGATAATTGCATTAGACTGAGTATTATTAATTTGAGTTTTTAATTTTTTTAGAGAATCAGGCATCTTATCTCTTGCTAAAATTTTTAAAACTTCTTCTTTTTCTTCGTTGGAAAAATTAAATTTTTTGAAAAAAGCTTCAATAAATTTATAAGACGGACTCCTTTTTCCAGTAGTATAATGACTTATCAAACCAGTGGAATATCCAACTTCTTTTGCAAAATTTTCTATTTTGTATTTATTTTTATCAAGATAATCACTTAAGTATTTTCCAAATTCATTAGACATAATTTCCTCCAGAAATTTTATTTCTATAATTAAATTATATCCTACTTTATACAAAAAGTAAAAAATTACTTGACTTTTATTTATACAAAATGTATAATTTGATTAGAAATAACCTTATGTTTTATTTTTTTAAATAAAAATTATACAAAAAAGTATAAAAACTAAAATAAAAAAAAAGTAGTGCTGCGAACACTACTCTCAAGATGAAAAGTTCTTGGTGGGAACTTGACATCCACATATAAAAATTATATCAAGTTTCCCCTTGAACTGTCAAGGGAGGAATAATGGAAAAGATAAAAATTCCAAAGATAATTGTAGAGATTACTGAAATCAAAGTAGAAGTACCAAAGATTGAAGTTGATACAGAAGAATTGGAAGAAGTAGAAAAGAAAATCAATGAAAATATTAGGGAGGAAAGATGATAGTTAATTTATTAATAATTGCTGGAATAATTGGAATATTTATAAAAGAGTTTGATACATTTAAGACTGCTTTAAGTTATGAGGAAGATGAGGAGGAAGAGAAAGAATGGAATCTAAAATAACAAGCTTAATATTTTTATCAAGAGAGTATAACCAAAGTTCAGATGAAGATATTAATTTAACAGTTGAGGAGGGAAAACCAACAGTATATGTAATGGGAGATAGATACCAAGCTAATACTTGGGAAGAGGTTTTAGACAAAGCAATAAGAACTATTACAAGATGAATTGAAGAAGAGAAAGAAAGTCATAGTAAAGAATATAAAGAAGAGAATGAAATAGCAAAAAAATGGGAACAAATAGCTTGTTAAGGGGTAAAGATGATAGGAATAATTGAAATAATTCTAGTAAGTGCTTTTATGTGGTTTATTGGAGTAATGATGGAAAAATAATTTAAGTTTTAAGGGTAGCTTCCAAAAACTTTGGAAGTTGCTTCTAAAACTTAAAAAGAGGTGGTCTTGATGACTGTAAAAGAGTTAAAAGAAAAAGCTAAAGAATTAGGGTTAAAAGGATATAGCAAGTTAAAAAAAGCTGAATTAGAGGAATTAGTCAATAAAGTTAAATCTGAAAAGAAAGAGTTATCAAAAGAAGATTTAAAAGAGATAGTTCCTCCAATAGTTAAAATCTTTGAATATGAAAATCAAGAAAAATGGCATGAATTAAGAGGAATAGGAATAGGTGGCTCTGATATTGGAGCTATCTTAGGAGTAAACAAATATAAGTCAGCTATAGATATTTACATAGACAAAACAGAGGGCAAAAAACAAGATGGAAATAGATTTACTCACTTTGGCCATAAATTAGAGAAAGTAGTATTTGAAGAATTTCAAGAAAGACACTCAAATATGAAATGCTATAAAGTTCCATACACTATACAAAGAGGAGTATGTGTGGCCAATGTAGATGGAATGGTTTATGACCCTGTAAAAGATAGATATGGAGTATTAGAGTTAAAAACTACTTCAGCATATAACAAAGATGAATGGACAGGAGATACAGTTCCTCAATCATATTATGCTCAAGTACAACATTATTTATATGTTACAGGATTAAGCTTTGCTTATATAGCTTGTCTAGTAGGTGGAAATGACTATAAAGAATTTTACATAGAAAGAAGTCTTGAAGATATAGATTATATCCAGGAAAAAGCAACAGACTTTTGGAAAAATCATGTAATGAAAAAAGTTCCACCAATGTTAGATGGAAGTGATAGTTATTCTAAGTATTTATTAGAAAAAGCAGATAAAGAGAATGAAGAAGTTATAGAACTTAATGAATTAAATGCTAAAGCAGAGGAGATAAAAGCTTTAGATGAACAGATAAAGAACTTGGAGCAACAACTAGAGTTAAAGAAACAAGAGATAATATTAGAGCTTAACAATAATCATTGCAATAAAGCTATAAGTAGTGATTATAAGTTTACTATAACAACTCAAGCTAGAAATTCAGTAGATAAGAAACTAATGGAGAAAGAAAATCCAGAATTAGTAGCACAATATAAAGAAGTTGAGAAGAGATATTCTACATCAAAAGAGAGTAAGTACATAAAGATTACTAAAAATACAAAGAAAAATAAAGAGGTGGCTTAAAATCAATAATAAAAAAAGACCCCGTAGGGTATGAGGTAAGGAATTACTTATGATGTTTAATCCAAATTACAACAATGAAAACTATTCCAATTAAAAAAATAGTCCCGCCATCAAAGTTGATAATAGGATTGGAAATAATTATGTTCATTTCCTCAACCTCCTGAAGTGTTATATTCTCATATCTACAAGGCTGTTGACACCTTATAGACATGAAATAAGCTCCCACGGCGGAGTGAGAGCCTATTTCATCAACATTTTTAATAACACTTCAGTTATAAGTCCTACGGGCTAGGTACCTTACATTAATAGTATACCAAAATAATAAGAAAAAGTCAATTTAGACTATATAAATTATACTCTAAGTATTAATTTTTAATTAAGAAAAAGTGCAGGAGGAAAATTAAAATGGCAGAAACAAAGAGAGCAACTAACTCATTAACAAAAGGAAATAATGGAGCAGTAACAGAGAAAAAATCAAATAAAACAATATATGAAATTATAAAAGCTGGAGAGAAACAGTTTGCTGCTGCTCTTCCTAAACACCTAAATAGTGAAAGATTCACAAGAATAGCTATTACAACTATAAGACAAAATCCTAAATTAGCTGAATGTAATGCTGAAAGCTTATTAGGTAGCTTGATGACAATAGCACAACTAGGATTAGAACCTGGAGTTCTTGGACAATGTTATTTAATACCATTTAAAAATAATAAGCTAGGCACAATAGAATGTCAATTCCAACTTGGATATAAGGGAATGATAGAACTACTTAGAAGAACTGGCCAACTAAGTGATATTTATGCATACACAGTCTATTCAAATGATGAGTTTGATATAGAGTATGGATTAGATAGAACTCTAAAACATAAACCAGCCTTTACTAATCCAGAGGGAAGAGGAGAGATAGTTGGATTCTATTCAGTAGCTATTTTAAAAGATGGAACTAGAGCTTTTGAATATATGACTAAAAAAGAAGTAATAGAGCATGAAGAAAAATATAGAAAAGGGAACTTTAAAAATGAGATTTGGAATAAGAACTTTGAGGAAATGTCTTTAAAGACTGTTACTAAGAAAATGTTAAAATGGTTACCTATATCAGTAGAAATGATAGAAAATCTTAGAAAAGATGAACAAATTCATAAATTAGATGAAAAAACTAATGAGGTAACTTCTGAATATATTGATGAAAATATAATAAACTATGATGAAGATGGAGTAATAGTTGAAGAAAAGCCTACAACAGAGGACATGCAAACACTTATGACTATATCACAAGCAAGTGGAATAGATATAACTAAAAAAGCTAAAGAACTTTATGGGGTATCTACTTTAGATGATATTAATATGGAACAATACAACGAACTTAAAGAAATAGCTATTAATGGATAGAGGGAGTTTTCCCTCTTCCTTATAGGAGGATTAATATGTTGAATGATATTAAAAAGACTAGTTTTAAATATGACCATGAGTTAAAACCTCAATATATAGCAGAAGTAAGAGAAATTGGAGAGTATGAAGGAGAGCCTTGTGTGTATATAGTAATGAGAGAAAACTTTCATACTAGAGGAAGATTTAGAGCTATGATTCCAAGTTTAATAGAAAAATGGGGAAATAGGCTTGAGATTAAAAAGAGAGTTGGTAGCAAGTATCTACATATTACACAGGTACAAGCTAGATTAGTATAAGGAGAAGTTAAAGGTAATGAAACTAAAAACTAGAAAGAAAAATAGAATAAAAAAAATAAATTTAAAATTTAGAAAAGGAGCTTTAAGATGTTCTGAGGAAATAGAACTTGACTTTCCTAAAGACCAAGAGGCAATGCTTTTAGTTATTTCTAGAAAAGTATTTTATATAAATAAAGATTCTAAATTATTAATGACTTACAAAAGAAAAAGTAATTTAGCAGAAAGGCAATTTTATATTAATAATTCTGGAAATGTAATCAAAACTCCAAAAGAAAGAAAAAATATAGCTTATGCTTACCCGACAAAAAAATAGAAGAAAGAGGTAGAAAATGATATATCAATGTGTTAAAGATTTTGAAATTTCTGTAATTAATGAAAATGGAATGATGACAGAAAGAATTTTAAAGATTACAAGTGGTATGTTTTTCAAAGAAAGTAAAGATAATATTTTAAGTGGTGCTGAAATAAAATTAGAAAATATCTTTGATGATACATTTATAGAAATATCAAAAGAAACACTAAAGTCATTATTTAAAGATATAGAATTTAGTGACTTGCTAGAGTTACAAATACAATTAGATGAAGAGGTTGCTAAGCCTAGAGAGAATGGATTTGTACCAAGAGAAAGAACTTTGTTGGATATAAAACTAGCTCTTGATGATGAGTTCCAAGAGTGGTTGAGAGAGTTACCACAAGAACTTAACTTCAAAACTTGGAAAAAGAAAGAATATAAAAGAGAAGATGAATTGATTGAGATTACAGATTGTTTATTCTTTATATTACAATGGGTAAATGCAAATAATTTTACAAAATCTATGTTAGATATTTATTCAAGAAAATTAGAAATTTTTGAAAAAGCTATTAATGAAAATTTAAGAACATTAATTTCTATGTTTAAAAATTATCTTTGGACAGATAAAACACTAATAATTTTTAGTATTTGGATTTGTATATGTATAGAAAGAGGATTTACTAAAGATGAGATAATACAAGCTTACTTAACTAAATGGAAAAGAAATATGAGAGTTAGAATAAAAGAAGATTGGAGCTTATAAGATGAGATTTAATGCAGATAACTTAGAAAAATATAAATATAATATCCTTAAAAAGAAAAGAGGATATAGATTTGATGAGAATATTTCAATATATTTTATAGCTGGAACTTGGATATTTGCTGTAAGAAATAGAATAAGAATTAGAGAAGAAAACTGGGAAGTATTCAAAGAAAGAGTTATTAAGGAGGAATATTAATGGCTAAGTTTGATAATGTAAAAGAAAATAACAGAGTTTGGAGTGTTCAACATGGTTGGGGAACAGTTACTGATTTTTCAGAAGGATATGTTCATTGGTTTTTCCAAGTTAAGTTTGATAATGGCTATGACCAATGGTATTTTCCTGATGGTAGAGCTGAAAAAAAAGATGCTAACCCTACACTATTTTGGAACGAGATTAAACTACCTGCTGAAGAAGAGGACAAAAAACCTTTTGACTTGGTGGAGTTTTTGAAAAAGAATTTAGTTCCTAAAGAATTTAAAGAAGATGACGATAATATATTTTTGAATTATGATTATATAGAAAAACGTATAGATTGGGATTGCAATGAAATAGTTGAAATAATGGGAACTATTTATTTTGAAGATATAGAATTTGAGAAATTAAATATTCTAGTCAATGAAATGAATGATAGAGGAGTTACACCAGAGCAACTCAAAGAAGCATATAAAAAATTAGGGTGGTTATAATGAGCAAGCAAGCAAAGAAAAGAGAAATTAATAAGTATAGAGTTAAAATAGCTAGATTACATTTCATAATAGCAGAACAACAGTTCCTTAATGAAAGTTGGATAGATAAATATAAGGAAATGAGAATATTACTAAGACAACATAGAGAAAAAGAGCATAAACTCCAAAGAGAGATTGAGCAGTTGAAGGCTGAGAATTATAGCTTAAAGCATAGAGGACTTTTCAAAAGAATACTTGGGGCTTAGGAGGAGTAAATATGATAGTAGAAATTTACAAGGGAATAGACAGTGAAAAGCCTGTTGATGTAATAGTTATTCTAGGATAATATAAGTTATTTAGCAATATAAAAAGTCTTAAAACTGATAATTAATTATTTAAAAAAATAATTTTTA